CCAATCGGCAGATTGCAGAGATAAAATGCGTGCACAAATCGCCGCCAATTCGGGGCGATTCGCATTGAACTGGGAAATCTCCGTTTGTGCAGGACTGCGTGGTGGCGGACGCAGTCGCAGTCGAACCAGTCTTGTGACACGAATTTCCCATAACAGGGAAAAATACAGGGAAGACCGGATTATCGTCGCTAGAATCACGGCCGCATCATCAAGTAATGCAGCATTCATGCGGATTTTTGCCGATTTCCCTCGCAAAAAATAACAGGGAACAGTTCCGTAATAACAGGGAAACCGGGACAAAATAACAGGGAAGACGCCAATCGCTTCCCTAAATTCGCGCTTCATTCATTTTCGCTGTCAGTTTGCTTGGCAGGACCACATTTTTCATTCCGCTTGGCAATCCCCGCCTAGCCTGCAGCTTGACTTCGGCGTCGCTGGAGGACGTTGAACCATGGCCAATCCCACAATCATCACGACGATGCCGACGAGCGTAAGCCGACGGGCTATTTGACGTACGCTCAAGGAACTGTCGCCCAATGGGGCTGCGTGAAATCGGTTTCAACTTGAAGTCGATCCGGTCTTGGAGCGCAGCTAGCCCGTGATTGGCGCACTGAAACAAAGGTTTGTCTCAAAAACGCAAGACTGCATTGACCGGACTTGGTACCGGTCACCGTTCCGCAAACCTCGCTGGCCGGCGTCTACCGCTTTTTCAGCAAAAGGCGTCCTCCCAACCATCCGGATTTTTGGCGCGGATTAGGCGGAGAGTCATGACTACACTCAAGATCTCGTACAAAGACCCGGATCAGTTAAAGAAGCGACCGCGAAATCCACGCACCCATACCCCCAAGCAAATCCAGCAGATCGTTGCGAGCATCAAGGAATTTGGATTTATCAGTCCGGTCCTGATCGATGGTTCAGACGAGATCATTGCGGGGCACGGAAGGGTCGAAGCGGCGAAACTCGTCGGCATGAGCGATGTTCCGACCGTACGAGTCGATCATTTAACTCCCGCTCAGATCCGCGCCTACGTTATCGCCGACAACAAACTGGCCGAGAATGCCGGCTGGGATCGAGAACTGTTAACGCTCGAACTCCAGGAGCTTTCAGTTGACTTAAACTTCGACGTCACAATCACAGGCTTTGAGACGGCCGAAGTCGATCTCCTCATCGGCGAACTCGGTGAAGAAACGCCGGACGAAGCCGATCAAGTTCCCGAGATTGACCGTTCCGTGCCGGCGGTGTCACGCGCAGGCGATCGTTGGCAGATTGGCAATCACGTTCTGCTCTGTGGCGACGCTCTGGACGAAAATAACTATGTGAATCTTCTCGATTCGCAAAAAGCCCAGTTGGTGTTCACCGACCCTCCTTACAACGTTGCGATTGACGGACATGTGTCCGGCCATGGCAGGGTGAAGCATCGCGAGTTTGCGATGGCTTCGGGCGAGATGTCGACCCAGGAGTTCACCAAGTTCCTTGAGACCGCACTGGGGTGTCTCGCGGAATTCAGTAGCAACGGATCGATCCATTTCATCTGCATGGATTGGCGACACCTGCGCGAGCTATTGGATGCGGCGGAAAAGCCATATGGCGAACTTAAAAATCTCTGCGTTTGGGCCAAGACAAATGCCGGCATGGGCAGTCTCTACCGATCGCAACATGAACTTATCTTTGTTTTTAAGAACGGTAGCGAGCCGCACATCAACAATGTCGAGCTTGGGCGCTTTGGTCGCAATCGCAGCAATGTCTGGAATTACGCCGGGGTCAATGCGTTCGGCAGTGATCGCGACACGGAACTTGCGATGCATCCCACTGTGAAGCCGGTGGCGATGGTTGCCGATGCAATCCTCGATTGCTCGAAGCGCAATGGAATCATCCTCGATGCCTTCGCTGGCAGCGGCACGACCCTCATCGCAGCCGAAAAGACTGGGCGGCGCGGCTACGGGATCGAAATCGATCCGCACTATGTCGACACCATTATCCGCAGGTTTGACCAGGTGTATGGCCTTAAGGCGATCCATACCCAAAGCAAACTCGACTTTGACGATATGCGAACGCGGCGCGCCAAGGAGGAACTAAATGACTAACAAGCCAGACAACTCAACTAACAGCGAAGCCAAAGTCGGTCGCGGCAGTCCTCCCAAACATACGCAGTTCAGGAAGGGGACGAGCGGTAATTTACTGGGTCGGCCGAAGGGTTCGAAAAACCTCAGTACATTGATCATGGAGGCGGCTAACGCCGAAGTCACCGCGACAATTGACGGGAAGCCGCGAAGGATTTCGAAGCTGCAGGCGACCGCGATGCAGCTTGCGACCAAGGCCTCAAAGGGTGATCAGTCGGCAATAAATAAATTCCTCGACTGGGTGGACGAAATCGAAACCCGGGCCGCGGCCGCGAGGCCGGCCCAGTTTCCGCTCGAAGAGCGCGATGTCGAAGTGCTGCGGGCGGCCTATGAGCGAATGAAACAGTGCGATCCAGACACGGATACAGAATAGATGCCAGCCTCCCCCGCCAACATGTACGCGGATCTGCTGCGGCACGATTTATGCGCCTTCATCCATCGATCATTTGTGGAGCTAAACCCCCAGAACCCATTTCATCCTGGCTGGCACATCGAAGTCATTGCAGCAAAGCTGGATGAGGTCAGACGCGGCCACTGCAAGCGTCTCATTGTCAACCTGCCGCCTCGTCACCTTAAATCGCATGCGATATCGATCGCCTTTCCGGCTTGGGTCCTGGGGCTAGAACCAAGCAAAAAATTCCTCTCCGTGACCTACGGCCAGGATCTATCCGACGATCTTGCCCGCAAGTCGCGCACGCTCATGATGAGCGAGTTTTACCAGGGGCTATTCGATACTCGGCTTTCCAGAGGCCGTGAGGCTGTGGCCGATTATGAGACCACTGACGGAGGATGTCGGCTTTCGACGTCCGTGCGCGGCGCGCTTACGGGTCGCGGAGCGGACATTATCATAGTCGACGATCCGCTGAAGGCCGACGACGCACTGTCGGAATCCCTTCGCCGGTCGGTGAATGAGTGGTGGGACAACACTCTGCGCACTCGTCTCAACAATGCGCAAACCGGCTCCATTATTATTGTCATGCAGCGGCTGCACGCTGACGACCTCGTGGCCCACGTTCAGGAGCAGGAGCCGTGGGACGTTCTGTCGTTGCCTGCGCTTGCAGAGCAGGACGAGACCTATACCATCTCAACGCCTTACGGCCGTAACCGGATCTATCGAAAAGAGGGAGAGATTCTGCACGAGGCTCTGCTCTCGCACTCTGCGTTGGAAGCGCAACGACTCACGATAAAGGATTACAATTTCACCGCGCAGTATCAGCAAAACCCACAACCACCCTCCGGCATCATTGTCAAACGGGAATGGCTCAGGTTTTACGGTCCCAATGAAAAGCCGGAGCGTTTCGATCAGATACTTCAAAGCTGGGATACTGCGAACAAAGATAGCGAGCTCGCCAATTTCAGTGTCTGCACGACCTGGGGCATCAAAGATCAGCATGCATTCCTCCTTGATGTCTATCGGCACAAGCTCGATTTTCCCGGGCTCAAGCGGGCCGTTAAAGAGCTGGCCAGGCGTCATCGTGCGACTGTCGTCCTCATTGAAGACAAAGCCTCTGGAACATCCCTGATCCAGGAGCTGCGTGGCGAGAATTTTTCGCTCGTGCAAGCCGCCCCGGATCTGCAGGGTGACAAGACCACGCGCTTACGGTCGCAAACAGCGAAAATAGAAGAAGGATTTGCTCTGTTCCCCAAGGAGGCACATTGGCTCGATAGCTATCTGCTCGAACTTGTAAGTTTTCCAAATGCGAAGAACGACGATCAGGTCGACTCCACGGTTTTCGCGCTGGCATGGATTACAGCCAGTGCGGAGCCAGCAGCAATCAAATTTGTTAAAGCAGAGGTGGCGCGCATCAAAAACGCTGCAGCGCCTCAAAACGGCCGAAAACGCGTCTGGGTCAAGCCGGGCCCCACACACTGGCAAGTCAGCACCGGGGAGTACGTTCTCATCCCGGAAGATCGAATAATTGAAGTGCCTGACGTAGACGCCGGACTGATAATTCACCACGGCGGCAGACGAGTGGACTGATCACGCGATCCAGTTCGCTGCCGGCGATTGGATATTCGCGTCAGGGTTTTACGTTCCTCCGAGATAACCGTTCCTGACAAACATTCTGCGATCAAGTATCGCTGAATTGGTTGTAAGCGTCTGCAGAAAGGACTGGCATTCCGCTGCGATTGGAGCAGTACTGTCGTCAGACTTGGGCGCCAAGGGCGCTCCGAGATCCTGCCCCGCCGGCTTGATCGCCGATGCGGGGCTTCGGTGGTGCGGCGCGATGCCGTCATGAGCCGAATGGAGGATCTCAATGTCAAAATCTGCCAAGAAGCCATCACTTGCAAAATCATCAACTGCAAAATCGTCGGTGTCGGTGAGGGCGGCAAAGCCCTTCCCACAGTCTGTTGAGAAGCCCAAAACTCACAAGGCCGATGCTCGGTCGAAGCAGGCGCGCATCATTGCGATGCTGCAATCGCCGACGGGCACGACGGTTGCCGCCATCATGAAAGCGACCGGATGGCAGCAGCATTCGGTGCGCGGCTTTCTCGCCGGCGTGGTGCGCAAGCGTCTAAAGCTGAAGCTCGCCTCGAACAAGGTGAACGGTAATCGGGTCTACCAGATCGCGAGCGGAGATGGCGGCAAGGTCAGCGCTCACCAGGCAACCTGATTGCGATGCCGCGGGTCAGGATCGGTCCGGCATTGCCGGACCGAGCGGCCCTTGATGTCGAGATTGCGCGACTGCGCGATCTCGACATCGCCGCGCTACGCAGCCGTTGGCATACCGTGTTCGGCCGGCGACCGCCCCCTCATCTACCCCGTCATCTGCTGTTTCGGATCCTGGCTTACCGGCTGCAGGCCGACCGGTTGGGTGACCTCGATAATGAGAGCCGCGGTCTCCTTGATTGTTCGGGTTCGCCCGAGAAGGCCGGCCAGAACGCCGCGAACCTAGTGCGGCCTATCGCGGATGTCCGGCCCGGCACCCGCTTGAGCCGTGAATGGAACGGGCACATGCAACGGGTGATAGTGCTTGCCGACGGCTTTGCCTGGAATGGCAAGACCTATCCCAGTCTCTCTAAGGTCGCCTTTGCGATCACCGGCACCCGTTGGAATGGGCCGCGGTTCTTTGGCCTGCGTGACAAGCCATCGAAGGGGTCCGCAGCATGACGCCCAGACCGACGGTTCGCTGCGCGATCTATACCCGCGTCTCGACTGACCAAGGGCTGGAGCAGGACTTTAATTCCCTCGACGCCCAGTACGAGGCCTCGCAAGCCTATATCCGCAGCCAAGCCAATGCCGGCTGGACTCTGCTGCGTGCTAAATTTGACGACGGCGGCTTCTCCGGCGGCAACACCGACCGGCCAGCCCTGCAGCGACTGCTGGACGACGTGCGGGCCGGCAAAATTGATGTCGTTGTCGTCTACAAAGTCGACCGGCTGACCCGCTCGCTGGCGGATTTTGCCAAGCTGGTCGATCTGTTCGACCAACATAATGTATCGTTCGTCTCGGTCACCCAGCAGTTCAACACCACGACCTCGATGGGCCGGCTGACCCTCAACGTCTTGCTGTCCTTTGCCCAGTTCGAGCGCGAGCTCACCTCCGAGCGTATCCGCGACAAGATCTCGGCGTCCAAGCGCAAGGGGCTCTGGGTCGGAGGCATGGCTCCACTCGGCTATGACACCAAGGGTCGAAAGATCACCATCAATGACGTTGAGGCTAAGCGAGTCCGGACTATTTTCCGCAGCTATCTCAAGCTCGGCAGTCTCAACCTGTTGATGGCTGACCTGCGCCGGCGCGGCATCGTCACCAAGGTCCGTACACTTAAGACTGGCGAGACCGTCGGCGGCATACCGTTCACGCGAGGCTCGCTCGCGCATCTGCTTCGCAATCGCTTCTATATCGGTGAGGTCGCCTTCAAGGGCGAAGTCCTCAAAGGTGAGCAGCCTGCCATTGTCGATAAGGACCTCTTCGAGGCTGTCCAGGCCAAGTTGAATGATAAGGTCAACAACCATGACGCCAAATGGAGCAAATCCGAGGGTCTGCTGATCGGCCGCCTCTTCGATGACCGCGGCAACCGCATGAGCCCGAGCCATGCCCGCAAGGGTCATGTCAAATACCGATATTATGTGTCCTCCGCCCTCCTCCAGGGTGGCGCCGCGCGCGCCGGATCAGTGCGCCGCGTACCGGCCTGCGAGATCGAGGCGCTGGTCGTCAAATCGGTTCGCGACCATCTCAAACCCGTGCAGCCCGTTGACGACCGGAGGCTCGTTCATACTCACGTCGCGCGCGTCGAGGTCCAGCCGGATCGGTTGGTCATCCAACTTGCCGAGCCAGCGAGCACTCTTCAGATCCCTTGGCAAAAGACGCCGTCAAGACGGCGTCGTGAAATTCTTCTGCCCGCGGGGATCCGTCCGGAACAGGCTCGCCCGATACGTTCGGAGACGCGTGCGAGATTGGTTGCATCGATTGCCCGTGGCCGTCGTTGGCTTGATGAACTCATCGCTGACCCATCAGCGAGTGCCGACAGCATCGCCAAGCGAGAAAACTGCAGCGCGCGAAAGATCAACATGACCATCTCGCTGGCTTTCCTCGCACCTGATCTGGTCAAAGCGGCCATCGATGGCCGGCTCCCGCATGGCATGGGCGTTGCTCGCCTCACCGACCTGCCGGCGGAATGGTCCCGGCAGCACCAGATGCTCGGCCTTCCTGGACAATAATCACACACACACTCGAACAGAGTCTCTGTCGGTTGTGGCCTCCGTGTGAGGAAAGCGATTTTTTGCGGCAGAGACAAAGGCGCCGAAACCGTTTCAGTGAAATTCAAACCTATTTGCAGAGACAAAGGTGCTCGTATACGCAACCCCGCCACTTCGGGTACTTCGCTAGCCAGGAAATCGCCATAAGCGGCCCGTTACTGAACGCTCAGAGCTAGCCACTGATAATCGTTTGGTTGGAAGTTCGAGTCCTCCCAGCCCCACCACGCAGTCCTGCACAAACGGAGATTTCCCAGTTCAATGCGAATCGCCCCGAATTGGCGGCGATTTGTGCACGCATTTT